CAATGTTGCAGTCGGTGCTTATGCCCTAGATGCTAACACCACAGGAACCGACAATACAGGTATTGGTGATAACGCTTTAGGTGCTAATACCACAGGAACAGAAAATACATGTGTAGGTGGAGCTGCAGGTAATGAAATAACTACAGGAGATGCTAATGTTCTTCTTGGTTATAGTACAGGAACTCATCAGGATAACCTCACAACAGGTGGTGGTAATATACTGATTGGTGCTTATACTGATTCCACAGATGGTACTGCTAATCAAGCACACGGACTAGGATATAACATTGATTGTGCACCGAACTACACAACTTTAGGCAATTCCACTTCTGACATAAGAGCAGCTCATGGTGTAGCAACATGGGCTACTGTTTCGGATGAAAGAGTTAAAAAAGATATTGAAGATTCTACAGTAGGATTAAACTTTATAAATGATTTAAGACCTGTAACTTTTAATTACAGAAATAAAGGTGATTTACCTACAGAGTTTAGAGGTTACGAAGAAGGTTCTACAGAAGTCTACAAAAGCGAAAAGAGTCAACATGGTTTTATAGCACAAGAAGTTAAAGCAGCTATTGATAAACATAGTGATATTAAAAATGGATTTAATCTGTGGGATGATAATGATGAAACAGGTCAACAAAGAGTTGGTGAAACAGCACTTATACCCATGCTAACTAAAGCAATACAAGAACTTTCGGCAAAAGTCGAAGAATTAGAAAGTAAATTAAACGGAGAATAAATATGGCTCAAACAGTAGCAGAATGCTTAACAGCAGCAACCGATAGCGTAACACTTATCAACGACATTAATACGAATGGTAAAAAATCAACGTATGTTGGTGGTTCAGCAGAAACAGATACAGAGATGTCACAAGCTGATATAAATACAAAAGTACAACAAAATGTTGACCACTTAGAAATTATATTAGCTTACGAACCTGTTGATTCAGATGATGAGACTCCAGATGTTAAAGGTGCTAGTGATGATAAATCATCTTACACAGGTGCAGTTACAACTGGTAAAGCTTATATAGCAGCAAATTAATAAAAGTGAATGGCATTACTTCCTATTACTCCCCCAGCTGGAATCGTCAAGAACGGGACTGATTACGGAAACAAAGGCCGTTGGGTAGACGGGAATTTAGTACGCTTTGAAAATGGCTACCTAAAACCTATAGGTGGTTGGAACAAATTAAGAAACACAGCTTTAACAGGCGAACCTATTGGAATGTATGCACATTCCGATAACACAGGTAAGCCTATACTGGCTGTGGGTACAAGACAAAAAGTCTATGTACTCTATGACAATACTTGGACAGACATCACACCATCTGGTTTCGTAAACGATGCCAGTAACGATCCTTTAGGTTATGGCGCTTATCAATACGGTCAAGAAGACTATGGTGATGCTAGAAGTCAATCGGGTTTACCCCTAGATACAGGTCATTTTGCTTTTGATAACTGGGGTGAAGATTTAGTCTTTTCTTTTTCAGGCGATGGCAAGATATACAAATGGCGACCTAACTCTGGAGGTACAGCCGATACAATAGCCACAGTTGTTACTAATGCACCTGTAGGCAATCAGGCTATCATCGTAACCAATGAAAGACATCTAGTAGCTATTGGTTCTGCAAGTGATCCTAGAAAGATTGCTTGGTCTGATAGAGAAGACAGAAACAACTGGACATCTAAAGCTACTAACTCAGCGGGTGATCTACAAATCCCTACAGGCGGTAGAGCACTATACGCAGTTAAGTTTGGTGCAGATGTCATTATATTTAGTGATACAGGAATCGCTCGCATGTATTACACAGGAAACCCTTTTATCTATGGCATAGCTGATGCGGGTTCTAACTGTAAAGCAGTAGGCAGAAGAGTTATTGTATCTACAGGATCATTTATGGCATGGATGGGTGAGAACTCATTCTTTGTATACGATGGACAAGTTAGAGAAATACCATGTGAAGTACACGACTATGTGTATGACAATCTAAACCAACAAGGCAGAGCTGCTAGTTGGGGTGGACACAACTCTAACTTCAATGAAATATGGTGGGGATTCCCAAGCGGTGATGGACAATACACACCAAACAAATACGTTATATGGAACTACAGAGAGAACACATGGTCTATAGGTGAATTAGATCGTGGTTGTTGGATTGACCAAGGTGTTTTTGATTTCCCTATAGCGGGTGATTCTAGTGGCTTTATATACGAACACGAATCACAGTTATTAAACAACTCTCCGAATTTAGGTACATCTGTACCCTTTGCAACAAGTGGCCCTATAGAGATTGGCAATGGCGACAGGTACGTTCAATGTAATCAAATATTACCAGATGAAGAAGCAAATACTTTACCTGGTGTAACCCTTAGTTTTAAAGGTAAGTTTACTCCGCTAGGCAGCGAAACAGACTTTGGTAGTTTTACCTTTAATAGTGATGGTTATACCGATGCAAGGTTCTCAGCACGACAGGTACAGATGACAGTTACAGGAAGCACAACACAAGACTTCCAAGTAGGTAACATTAGGTTAGATGTCAGGAACAGAGGCAAACGATGAACCTAGCTTCTAAAAGGCAATATTTAGAAAGAGCGACTAATGTAAAATATTCTTTTGCAGCCACTACTCAGCAAACTATATACACAGCACCTACTGGTGATGATTTTACGTTTGCCATAATACAAGGCATATTCGCTTGCGATCATGGTAATCAACAAACTAACTTAGATATAACCATTACAGATACCAGTTCTAATGAGTTCTTCCTTTTTAAGAATCACAACATATCAGCCTATGGCACAGAAGAATTAGTAGTTAATTCTGGTTTGATTCTGCAACAAGGAGAGATCGTTAAAGGACAGGTTAATCACGCAAACATAGACTTAGTATTAAGTATTGTAGAGTATGCAAAAGGTGACTAATAACGTAGTTGATTTCAAACCCACATGGGAAATGGAGTGGGATCGTTGTAAACCTTGGATAGAAGAAGCAATAGAGACACAGGACTCCTATACAATTAAAGATGTAGAGGATAAAATAAGTAATGGATTGTTCCATTTGTGGCCTGGTAAGAAGTCTGCAATGGTAACGGGGTTTGCTGAATACCCACAATACAAGGTGTTAAATTTAATATTTTGTGGTGGAGATTACGAAGAACTCGAAGAAATGCTACCATCTATAGAGTTTTTTGCTAAGTCAGCTGGATGTAAAAGGCTGTACGGAGGCGGAAGAAAAGGATGGTTAAAGAAAATAAAGCATCTAGGTTTTGAAGATGCTTATTTAATTAAGAAAGATTTGTAGGTAACAATATGGGAATAGAAACAATAATAGGCGGTGTTGGTGCATTAGCAGCAGCTAAGTCTGCTTTTGATCCAGAAACAGGTCAAACTCAACAAACGCAACAATTAGACCCAGCACAACAAGCTATGCTGAGAGAAGTCTATGGACAAGGTAGGGCTTTAGCAGCACAACCTTTTGTACCCTACACAGGTGCAAGGCTGGCTGGGTTTAATCCAGACCAACTTAGAGCATTTCAAGCCACTCGTGGTTTATTTGAGTCAGGTATGGAATATGACCCTATGGCTGGAATTGCTGGACTAGCGGGTGCTGAAACACCTCAGATTGGACAAGTACCGTCTTTATTACAGACAGACATAGGTGCATATCAATCACCTTACACACAACAAGTTATAGATACCACATTAGGTGATATAAGAAGGCAACAAGACATAGCACAACGTAAAGCACAAGAAGGTGCTATTCGTGCGGGTGCGTTTGGTGGATCACGTTCAGCTATTATGGAAGCTGAAGCAAGCAGACCTTATGTAGAACAAATGGCAAGAACCGCAGCTGGCTTAAGACAAGCGGGTTACGGTCAGGCTTTAGGTGCTGCTGAGTCAGACATTGCAAGACAACAAGCCAGAGCATTTGCACGACCAGAATTAGAACTAAGATCAAGAGCACAAAGAGCTGGATTGCTTGGTGGATTACAGTCAGAACAATCCAGAAGACTTGGTATGTTGGGCGGTATAGGAACACAACAACAAGCGTTCCAACAAGCTGGACTGGATGTTCCATATCAAGAATTCCAAAGAGCCTTGGCTTACGGGCCTCAACAGCTTGGTTTATTATCAGCAGCAGCGGGTCAACCTTTTGCTGTTAGCAAAACTTCAGGTTATCAACCTAGTACGTTAGAAGGTGTAACAAGTGCTTTAGACATACTTGGATCACCGTTTATGAGTGGTTTGTTTGGCGGTTCTAGTGGTACTACAACAACTTAGGTTTAATTATGGCAAATGAATCAATCAGACAATTATCAGATGCACTAGGTATGGCAACTGCAAGACTATCTGGCGATCCACAAAGGATGCAGATGGCTTTAGGGTTGCAACAAAGTCGTAAATTGCAAGAGCAAGAGAATAAGTTAAATCAATTTATTGGTGAGAATGTTCCAGAGAGTCAGAAAAAATTTCTCCAAGCTCTTTCTTATCAAGATAAGGTTAAAGCTCTTATAAGTTCACAGAAAGACAGTAAAATAGTAGAAGGAATTGATGGCTTTAAATATTACGCTGATACTGGTAAAAGAGTGTTGCCTGGTTTAGAAAAACCAAAAGAAGAATACGGTATGAAACAAGATGCTGCTGGCTATTGGAGATATACTGAAGGGCCAGATAAAGGCGAAAGAGTATTTGTTGGAGTTGAAAAACCAGACCCATTGCCAGACATAAAGGATGAGTCATCTTTACGAAAAGAATTTAACACTCAATCAAATTATTTTAAAGGCATAGCACAATCTTTTGGAAAGGTTGCGGCTACTGATCCAACTGCTGCTGGGGATGTATCTTTAATATTTGCATATATGAAAATGTTAGACCCAGGTTCTGTTGTAAGAGAAGGAGAGCAAGCAACTGCACGTCAAGCAGAAGGTGTCCCTGGAAGAGTATTAAATTTATATAATAGGGCTATAACAGGTGAATCATTAACACCCGACCAAAGAGCAGATTTTAGAAAACAAGCTCAAAACATATACGAATTAGCTTTAGACGATCAATCTCTTAATGTTTCAAGATACAAAGATATTGCGGAACGAAAAGGATTTGATCCAAACGTAATTGTTTTTGATTATTCCAAAGGAATACAGCCAATAGTTTTTGAAATGAGTTTAAAAGAAAAATCTTTGCAAGATTTACAAAACTTAAATGCAGCCAATTATAGTGACGAACAATTAGAAATAATTGCTAAAGTGCTTGCAGAAAAATTAGGCGGTTCTTAAATATGGAAACACCATTAGAAAAAGTTCAAAGATTACAAAAACAAACACAGTCTGTAGAACAAGAACAATCTGTTTCTGAATTAATTAGAGGAACTGCACAAGCAGCTGGACAAGGTTTGACATTTGGTTTTTCTGATGAAATAGCTGCTGGAATATCTTCATTAGGTTCTTTATTTACAAATGAAACATTTGAACAATCATTTGATAGAAGATTAAAAGAAAAAAGACAAGAAATTAAAGATTTTAAGGAAGCTAATCCAGTTTTATCAAATGTTGGAGAAATTACTGGAGCAGTTGCTCCAGCAGTTGTATCTTTATTATTGACTCCATTTACAGGTGGAGCTTCTTCTGCTGGGGTCGCTGCATCAGCAAGCAGAATATTAAGCAATCCACTTTTGGCTGGAAAAATAACACAACCAGGTTTAGGTTTGTTAGCAAGATCAAAGGAAATGGCAAAAATTGGTGGCTTACAAGGGGCTGTGGCTGGAGCTGGTTATGCAGAAGGAGAAGTTGAAGAAAGAGTAACAGGAGCTGCGTTAGGAGGAGTAACTGGTGCTGTTATTGGAGGAGTTTTGCCTTCAGCAATGGCTGGTGTTGTTCAAGCACCTAAAACTATATCTAATGCGTTCAAAAAATCACAACTTGAAAAATTTAGTAAAGAAGATGTTAAGTCTATAAAAATTATATCTGAACAATTTGCAAGAGATGAAATACCTTTAGAGACAGTAGTTAAAAAAATCAATCAGAATGTAAATGCAGACAAATTAGTGGGACTAGCTCCAGTAGAAATTTTAGCCGATTATGGTGGAGATGCTGTAAATAGAAAATTAAGAGGAATTAAAACCAGAGTTCCTGGCATGAACATTGAAAAACAATTAATAGAAAGGACATCTGGAACAACAGAACAAAAAGCAGCAGCATTAGGAAGCTTAGAAAGGCCAAACATACAGTCTTCAAGAATATTAACAGAACTAGAAGATGCTGCCAAACAAACAATAAAAACACCAAAAATATCATTGGAAGATGGTGTTGATGATTTATCCGATACCATAGATAGCTATCTATCGCCTTTATATGAAACAGCATTTTTAAAAAATCAAAAAATATTTGATCTTAATTTATATAAGTCTTTAAACACTCCAATTATTAGAGATGCTTATAGGGATGCTTCTAATGCTTACAGGGAAAAATTAATTGCTGAAAATAGAAAACCATTTCCTATACCTTCTTTAAAAAATTTATATGTAAAAGAAAAAGGCAAAATTGTTGGTGTAAAAAAAGAATTACCTTTAGAGTTTTTGAATCTTATTAAAAGATCAGCAGATCAACAGACTTTTCAAAAAGTTAGAGAAGGTTCTATAAATAAAGAAAGAGCTAAGAACAGAAAAAAAATTGCAAATTCTTTTAGAGAAAATTTAAAAAATTCTGTTGTTGGTTCAGAATACAAAGACGCTTTATCAATGGCAGCTGATAGATTTGCGTTACAAGATGCTTTTGAAAAGGGTGTTATGTTTGGAAAAAAATCTACGGGTGCAAAAATATTTAACAAAGAATTTAATAATTTGAAAACAGATATTGAAAGAGATTCTTTTAAAATAGGAGTTTTTCAAAACATATATAATGATATTAACAAAATTAGCGACAATATAGATTTGGTTAAAAATATATTTGCTTCTCCAGATTTACGACAAAAATTAACAATATTGTTTGGAAATGATATAAATGCAAGAAAACAGTTTGTAAATAAATTAGTTAGAGAATCTAATATTGCAGTAAAAACTGGAACAATAATTGGTGGATCAAATACAGCAGAAAAAGTTCTTGATGCTGAAGATGCTATACAAGCACTATCCGACATAGTTGTAGCTGGAACTGCACCAACTAGCTCGGCTGGAATCAGGGCAGAGGCTAATTTATTTACTAAAGCAAGAGATATTATTGCAAATCCAACTGAAAAAAGAGCGAGAGCTACTGGAAAATTGTTATTAGAACAAAACCCAACAAGGCAACAAGAAATATTAGACCTTATATTAAGACTTCAAAAACAAAGTAAATCTCAAGCTTCATTAAGAAATCAAGCAGCATCAAGATTGGCACAACCAATAACCAGATTAGGTGTTCAACAAATTCCACAAGCAATATCTGAATAGTATGTAACCATGTCAAGAACCACAGAACGGGTTGGTCGTTCTGGCGAGTATTTCGTAGCATCACTTCTCTCTCAAATTTCCGATACAGTTCTTATGGTTCCTCATTCAGCCGAGGCTGATTTACTGTTTGAATACAACAATACACTTTACAAAGTCCAAGTTAAAACCAAGACCAAGATAGAGAAACACAGAACGAACTGGCGGTTTGATATGCGCAGAGGATCGCACACTAAGAACCGTACTTATAAAGATGGTTCAATAGACATCTTTGCCTTTGTCTCCTTACAACACATGAACGTGGTTTTCTATGAGCCTAAAAAGACTGAAAGCTTTACTGTCAAAGATGAGAAGATGAAGAACAACAAACCCATAGACAACATATTAGACATATTAGATAAACTTCACTATACTACCTGATAACGCATTAGGGAGATGTTATGAAAACTTTAGATGAAATGTTTATGGTCTATGTCAAAGACCTTAAAAGAAGACAGGTCAAGACTGTTGCTAAGATAGAGCAAGTCTATCAAACCAATATCAGTCCTGTTCTTGGCGACAAGAACATAGATGAAATAATACGAGGGGATATAGCACAGTTACACTTTGATATTAGCGACAGAGCACCTTCTCTAGCTAACAAGTGTTTATCTATTATAAAGGCTATTTATAACCTAGCCATTACATTATCATTGGTAGTTATAAACCCAAGCACTAATATATCTAAGAACAGGGAGAACAAGCGCAAGCGATACTTGACGAATGAAGAGCTGCTGGCAGTTGTGGAGGAACTAAAGAAAAGGAAAGATGACCAAATCTATCAGAAATCAGTTGCCTTTATCTGGTTGCTAATCCTGACAGGTGCAAGGA